GCGCAGGTCAGCCTTCGTATCGCTCACAAATATTGCGTCATAATCCCGCATGGCCTTGTCAATGTTGTTTTCGTCAACAAATACCGCTGGGCATCCGGTATCCGCCAGCGCCCGCTCAAGCAGCCTATTGTTAGCGAAAATCCCGCCGCGCGGAATGCCAAGCGTCACGTTGTGGCCGAGCTCCCGCGCTGCCCGCGCCAGCCGCCCATTTGCCGTGTGCACGCCGTTGCGGGACTTCTCCGGGGCCTGCGGCCCGTAAAACAAAATATTCATTCCGCCACCTCCATCAAAATTACGCGCTCGGCGCGCGCGTCTGCGTAGTGCAGAATTTCTATAAACGAGTAGTCCATAAAAACCGTATGAAGCGTCCCGCCATCCCACACCTGGCAGATTGATATATCTCCCGTCATGTTATAGTCAAGGACGATTCCGCCGAAAATCACGTTCACAGATGCCATAGACCATGGAGGCGGGTCCGCGTCGGCCAGCAGGCGCAGCTCAATAGCAATCTCAATCAGCTCATCGTTATCGCCAGGCTGCTGCGTTTCCAGCACCAGCTTGTATTTGAGCTCCTCCGCCGACCCAATTACCCGCGGAAGAGCTATTGAAAGCGCGTAGCCCCGCTCCTGCAGCTCCTCCCCCGCGAGGGAGATAAAGTCCACGCTGTACAGCGTAAACCAAAACGGGTCCCCGGAAAGCAGCGTCACCTCCGTGTCAACGCGAATCAATCTGTTGCCATACATATCCGGCTCCCCCGTATTTTGTAGAACCAGATCAAGCCTGGCCTGTGCCCCGCCCGGCCCCTCCAGCGTAAACGACGCCGAAACAGAGTTGTCCGGGTTCACCACGAGGCTGTCCATGGTTTGCGCGGTAATCCCGTTCACGCTGATTCCCATGGTTTCCGGGTCGATCCGGTTCAGCGGGAACTGCGCCGGAGGATAGTGATCCGATGAAAGCCCGGATTCCAAGCTGGCCTCCTGCGGTGTCTCCTCCGCGCTTAGTCCCATGGTGCAGTAGATGTTGATCTGCTGCCGCGGAACGTTCACCGTTTCAATGTACGGCCCGCGCGATAATGTGAAGTCCGATCCCTCCTCCAGCACCCGCCGCGTGACGTTCCCTTTCGGCAGGGTGGCGGGGCCGGAGCCGCCTGAGCCATCCGCTTTTTGTCTCACATATTCACCAATCGCAGCAATTGCTTCTTCTCCAGCTACTTTGCTCATAATTCGCCTCCATTTAGTAATATTAAGGTTTCCACGCCGGTGAACTCAGCGCCGGTTGGCGGTACGGGTATAGTTTCACCATTCAGCAGCGCCAGGGTTTCAGCAGAGTCAAGATGTTCGGCGGAAGATTGTCCAATTTGGCTTTGCAACGCCTGCAACGCATCAAAAACCCCGCCGCTGGTGGTCAGGTTCGTGCTGTTCTCTGTGGGGGCTGCATCAACAACGATGGTCGGCCCGAAGGGCTTCCAGGCGTTTGACCAGTACCATTCGTCGCCGGTGTCGAGCGTTTCCCATACATCGTTTTGCTGCGGGTTTGACGGGAGATTTGCGAAGGCGGCGACGCTTCCCTTGTACTTAAATGCCGCCAGCCGGTTGGCCTCCACACTATTCCTTAATGCTGTGGGGCGGCAAGCCGGTGATTTCGTCATAAAAATCCGTATCGTTCTCGAACACTTCCGCGTCAATGCAGCCCTCCACATCCTGGAGGATGGCGGCGCGGATGGCGTCGGCGTTTACGCCTCCCGCTTTGTCCACGGTCTTGTAGTAACGGTCGCGGAACTGCTCGTCGGTTTCCCGCAGCCGCCCGCCCGCGAACTTATTTGGGTTGGTCACTTTTTCCACGCCGGCGGGAATGACGGGGTTCACAATGGTGGTGATGGTGTCCGGCGGCAGGTTGCCATCCTCTCCCGGCTCGATGGCCTGCGCAGCCAAGTCGATCATTCCAGTATCGCCGATGGTGCCGTCCTGCACCACAACGAACAGCAGCCCCGCCTGGTTTGAAGCAAGCCACCCTTCCGGGATATAAATGCCCGGCGCGCCGGTAATCCGCAGGTAGCCCTTCGCCCGTTGGTTGCTCAGCAGCCGCTGGCCGATGATGCGCCCCAGGTTGAACAGGCTCGTACCCACAGCAGTATCCACGAAGCGGCTGTTGTATACATCCTCCAGCACACCGAACAGCAGGGAGGTGAACCAGGCGAAAATACGCAGCATCAGCCCCAGGGGGGAGCGCACCGTCAGGTTGGTGCGCGCGGGGAACAGCTCGCGGGCCTTGTACTCAAAGGCGTCCAGCAGCTCCATGTAGGAAGGCCGCCGGAAGCCGCGCGGGGTCAAGCCCCAGTCGTCCCACTTATCCATTGCGCGTCACCTCCAAGCTGATTTCCTTGCCGCCGGCAAGCCTGCCGCTGAATTCAATGCCCACGCCACGCGGCTCCCGCACCGTGACGTCCAAGCTCTCCACCTCAATGACGTCGGTTTCCTGGTAGACGGCCTCCCGAATGACTTCCTCGATCTCGCCGGGATCGATGCCCTTGACGCCCAGGAAGCGGTCATATTCTGTGCCGTGGCTCAGGTCCAGGGGGAAGCTCTCTTTATGTGTCTGAAGCGTCAGGCGCACGTTCTGGGCGGTGGTATCGCCGCCGTCGATCATGCGCAGCATACCCTCGTCGTCAAATTCCAAGTCGTGCGTTTCGGGGTCTATGTAAAGGGTGTCATTCGCCATAGCGGCCTCCGAAAAATTTAAAATATTTTGAAAAACTTTCAAAAAACACTTGACATACGTACTGATACGTGCTATAATATAAGAGATGAAAGGAGGAACTCCAATGCCAATGACGCCAAGGGAAATCATACAGTTGCTAGAAGCAAACGGGTTCCGATTCAAAAGCTCAAACGGTTCGCACAACAAATACCAGAAAGGAGGCAAGATAGTAATCGTCCCGATACACCGCAAAGACCTGAAGAAAGGCACAGAGCAAGGAATCCTCAAACAGGCGGGGCTGAAATAAGCCCCGCCCCTGCGGGGAATCATATAATAAATTTAGATTAGGAGAATGATTATGGCAAAGCATTTTTATCCGGCAGTTTTCACCCCGGAAGATATCGGCTACTCCGTTTCTTTTCCCGACCTTCCCGGCTGCTTCACCGAGGGGGACACCTTAGAAGAATCCTACGAGATGGCGTCTGCCGCGCTGGGCCTCTATCTCGAAAGCGAAGGCGGGACTTTTATCTACCCGCCCGCGCGCCTGCCCAATGAAATTCCATGCAAAGATGGTGCCTTTGCCGCCTTGGTGGAATTCGACGAAACGGAATACCGCCGCAGGCATGGAATGCAGCTTGTGAAAAAAACCATCACCATTCCCTCTTGGGTCAACGCATCCGCCGAACGCTTAGGTATCAATTTTTCGGCCACGCTTACCGACACATTGGTTGGTATGATTCAAGGCCAAACCGCCTGAACAACACGAACACGCGGCAGGGCACGGCTTCGGCTGTGCCCTTTTGTTTATGTCGGCGGATTCGTCGGGCCTACGACAGGACCGCCGGCATTGCCGAGATCAACTTGATGCACATGATTTTTCAGGCTCACGCCGCCGCCTATGACGTCATCGTCGCTTGTTATTTTATCCGTGGCATGTATTTTGCCGGTGACATCGACATCACCCTTGACCTTCACATCGCCCTCGATGTCGATGTCGCCCTTGATTTCGATATCGCCTTCGTGCTCCCACTTGTCGGCCTTGGACTGGATTTTCTCATCGCAAATGGCGATCCATTGCTTACCGTCCACGCTGCCCAGTGCTAAAGCTTCATCCGGGCAGCCGTTTGACGCAAGGTCCGCGATATCTTTTTGCCCCAACACGATACCGCCGACGAATACGGCGTCGCTGGAGCTGTGGTTGCGTTCGGTGTTGGGCTCGGATTCCTTGCCGTCATCGACCACCTTGTCGATGTCGTGGTCGATGAAAACCAGTAAGCCCACGTCGCCTTTTTTGTACCAAGGGCGCACCACCCAATCGGCGCACCGGGTGACGGCGATTGGCACGGCCTGGACCGGCGGACAGCTCTGATATTTTCCCTGCACCAGGCGCTTGGAAAGCGGCTGCACGTCCACGGTCATTTTATCCTTATCAAACTCTTTCACTTCTACAATGGAGGCAACATTGACATCGAGGGCCTGCTGTTTCGTGCGGGCTTGTGTTATTTTATATCTCTTGTTCGGCGTCACAGCGGCCTCGCCTCCATTTCAATGACCCATTTCCCGGTGCGGCTGCCCTTGTAGCAACCGCTCTTCACGAGGAACCGCCCGTTTCGTTTGTCGGATTTGACGGTCACAACGTCCCCGGGGCCGATGTGGTAATTGAGCAGGGCCTCCAGCTTGACAACGTTTTCCTTATCTTCCTTTTCGTCCTCACTATCCTTCGTGGTCTGCGGCGTGGTGGCCTGGGTGCCCACCGCCTCGTCGTCAACCTTCAGCAGGCCCGTGGCGGCTGATAAGACATAACCCCGATTATCGCCGTCGTTGGGATCGTTGATAATGACCTGCCCATTTTTTATGAGAAAGCGGCTCTTGCAGTCGCTTGTAATCATCTCGGTTAATATATCTTTTAGCTTTCCTTTGCACACCTTCCCGCGCGGGTAGGTGACGTCATTGACCAGCTGCATCTGTCCCACTTCGATACCGAACAGATTCAGCAGGTCGGGTACGATGGCGCTGGACTTCATGTTTTTGTTGTACGTCTTGTTGACTTCCTTCGACAGCCACTCGTCGAGGGCAGCGGTGGCGAGTATCGTTGTGATCCAGTCCACTCTGTCCCTCTTGTGGGAGGGCTCGCCCGCCTGGCCCACGAAAACAGCGCCGACGTCGTCTTCGTAACCGGCGTTGATAATGACGTCGTCGCCCTTGCGGATGGCATTGCGGGTGCGCTCAGACAGGTTGCGCACCTCGATTTTTGCCTGGGTCAGCTCCTCGCTGTCCGTAAACGGGATTTCGAATGTGAAATCCAGGGTGTCCAGGCTGAAGCGGCGGGAGCCGATCTGCAATGTCGCGCTGCGCATCCACAAATTCATTGTGCGGCCCGCCTTTCAAAGAGATACAATTTCACTTCTTTTCCAAAATTTTCGAATGTGACTTCCTCCACGCCCGGCGTGAATGCCCGGGGGATGATCACCGGCAGCGGGAACCTGTCGTCCTCAATGCTGCCGAATAGCTGACGGCCATAGCGGATAATATCGCCATAGGCCAGTACCTCGCCCTGTGTCGTCTCCAGGTCTGCGGTGAAAAAGCCGCCTTGCTCGTTGTACTTGATGGTGAAGGTGTAGGTTTTGTCGATCAGCTTCACGCTGAATTTGTACGGTACCTTGGAGGTGTTGACGTCGATGTACTCCACCTCGTGCCCCATGTCAATCAGGGTAATGGACATATCCGCGCCTCCTTTATCTCAACCCGCTGGCGGCGGCGGTCTGCCTGCTGCTGGGGCCGCTGCTGACTGCGGGCTTCGCGTTGTAGCTTCCCACGTAATCTATATAGGCCGAATCGGTCAGCTTCGTCGTGGCCGTCGTTGTGCGCCCCTCGCTTTTCATGGCGCTGGTTTGGCTCCCCGCCATGGCCTTCGGCGCGCCCGCGTCCTGAGCGCTCATCATGGGGGCTTCCCCGGCCTTGACATATTCCGAACTGCCGATTTGCACCTGCTTGAAGCCGACGCTGAACGCGCAGCCGTCGGCGTTGTCTTTGTTGTCGGTGCGCTGCAGGCTTTCGATGACCAAGTTGCTCATGCGGACCTTGCCCGCATAGGTCAGCAGGTCGTGCTTTTCCTGCATTTTTTCCAGCCGGTTGTAGGCTTCCGCGCCGCCAACGGTTACGCCGTTGAGGGAAAACTGCGCGGGCATATTCACATGGTGGTCCTGCATCTCGGAACCGTCTTCCACGGGGTTAGAGGTGACCTGGCTGCTGCGGCTTTTGCTTGTGTCTTTGATCGCGCTGGTCTGCGTAAAGCGGACCATGCCGCATTTGCGCCCCGTGATGGTATACGCCAAGCCAAGTCACCCCTTTCGTCAGGCCGCGAGGCCGTACTGGACAATTTCTTGCTTTTCTTCTTCTTCGCGGTCTTCCCGCACTTCTTGCATCACCTGATCTTTGATCGTCTGAGCCAGACGACGCTCGGCTTCCGGGTCCAAGTTGTTTCCGGTCACCGTGACAGTGATGTTAATGCTGATCTCTTTTTTCGAGCTGCCGCCCCGCGCGCCTTCCTTCGCGTTATCGAGCAGGCGGTCACTCTGGCCCTTCGTGAGGATCGTGCTGCCGCCGGGCAGTCCGATGACCTCGTCGCCTTCCTCATGGGCGTGCGTCAAGCCGCCCTCGAAGTTGCGCGTGCCGCTGGCATTGTGCGGTATGTCGGACACCTTCACGCTGACGGTGCCCATGCCGTTGATGCTGCCGATGTACCCGGCGATCTTTTCCGTGCCCACACGCGCGGCTTCTGCCGCCCGCAGCCACGCCTTTTCAGCATGGGTGCCCACGGCGTCGTAGGCTTCCTCTGACATGCTGCTGATGGCCTGCAACTGATTGCCCACGGCTTTGTTGAGTTTCTCCGAGCTTTTTTCAATCGCCTTGTTGGATTTCTCAACCTCTTTCGTGGAAGCGCCCAAGGCCTTGTCTGC